GCCCTGGACATGATGGGGCTTGAGATTCACGGCCCCTCCGCCGTAATTGACGCTCTCGTTTACGGCGATGCTTTCCATGAAATAGGCTTCGGTCAGGGTTCTAAGAACGCCGTTCCGGTGGCCATGTTCCCACGCAATCCCGAATCCTTCCGCATAGATGCCGACGACTACGGGGTCATTTCATCTTACACCCAGGTAATAAAGCGCGATCTGGGCGAGAATATCGAGATATCCCTCCCAGTTAAGCGCGTGTTTCATCTCTCGTTCGAGAACATCGGCGGTTCCGTCTATGGTCAATCCCTCGTAGATTCCGCTTACAACGACATCATATGGGACACCATGATAAGCGAGGCCACCGCGCAGGCCATCAAGCGTCATGGGTTTCCCCGCTTCCATGTCAAAATCGGGAAAGAGGGCGAGGATGTCCCCGAGGAGATAATGAGGCGCGTCGATTCTCAGTTCCAACGCCTCAACTCCAAGCAGGAATTCGTTACCACGCACGATGTGGAAATAACCAACATTGACCAGATGGGCCAGACCAACGCCAAACTATATGGCGAATGGTCCACCATGCGATTATGCACCGCTTTAGGCATCCCCGAGGAGCTTCTGGGATTGGGCAGGGGTTCCACCGAGGCCACCGCCAACGTGAAGCTGAGAGCTTTTTACGACAAGATCGGGGCGTTTCAAAGGAAGTTCGCCAGACAGTTCACCAATCAGGTGATAGATCAACTGACGCCCCGCCCCGGGATGTGCAAACTGGTCTTCAACGAGGTGAATCCACAGGATCAGGCCAAGGTCGCCGAATGGCTGGCAAAGATGTTCTCGGCCACCCAAATTGACCCCTTCGCCGTCGTGCCCCGCAAGTACGCCCAGGAATTGCTCGGCATCGTGGAAACCGATTATGACGAAGATGACTTCATAGACGAACCGAACGAGGGGCCGGAGGTCGATGACCCTATTTGATGAAGCCCGCCCCGTCGCCCCGAAGAAGATTCGTTTTCACTCTCAATCGTTCCAGAAAGACCCCTCGATGACCAGGACCATCAGGCGGACCTACGAAAGGAAGATCGCGACGCTCTTCGTGAACTACCGCAAGAAGGCGATGTCCCTTTTGGAGGGCCGTTCATTTGAAGCGGCATCCCCCGATGTTTCCAGAATAAACTTCACTAACCTATCCGATGCTTTTATATACCTCATAGGAAGCGAGATAACCGACCCAGGGCGCGTTCTCATCGAGCCGATGGTCAATGAGTCCTTGAAGGCGGGAAAACGCCGTGGCATAGACTTTCTGCGCTCCGTGGGGAAGGTTACCGCGTCCGTTGACGAGATATTCGTGGACCCGAGGGTTTACGATGTCATTCTGGAGCGCAACCTCTCCGCCCTCAAGGGGATCACCGACGACATGGAAAAGCGCATCAAGGCCGAGCTTTCCGAGGGCATCGTAAAGGGCGAGGGGATGAACAAACTCGCCAAGCGCATTTCCGAATCCACCACCGTTCCCATGCAGAGGGCGAGGGTCATGGCCCGGACGGAAACGATGTTCGCCTTCAACACCGCCAAAGATGAAGAGTTCAGAAGGTACGGCATCGAGAGGGTGGAATGGGTGGCCGCGCTCGATGAAAGGATGTGCCCCACATGCGGGAGCTACCACGGCAAGATTTTCACAATGGACGAATGCCCGCCCTGCCCCGCGCACCCGAACTGCCGATGTGTCACTATTCCAGTGATAGACGAGGTTGTCTAAATGGACCAGGCCGAGAAGGACAAGATAGAGCTTAACACGTTCACCCGGGACAAGCCGAGATATTACAACACCTCCCTGGAGTCCAACAAGTTCGAGCGGACGGACAAGGGATTGCTGGTCCGTGATGTGATACTGTTGGCCGAGGGTTCGTGGACCGACTCGAACGTTAGGACGCCCTGCTATTATTCGCCCGAGGTCCTTGAGAAATACGCCAAGAACTGGCTGGATAACGGGCTTTGGTCTAGGCATCCCGGCGGTTCCCCCCGTTCCGTGGCCGACAAGATAGGCCACGTCGTGAACACCTACTATTCCCCGGAGCACAAGGCCATAATGGGGGACCTCCAGTTCCATCTCAGGTCCCAACTGTCCAGGGACATCGCCGAAATGGTCCAGAACGGATTGGTGAACGCCGTTTCCGTGGAGATAGGCGGGGAAGAGTATTACAACCGCAAATCCAAGGTGAACGAGGCGGTTTCAATAGACGGCTATGGCGTCGCCGTGGTCGATCGGGGTGCTTGCGATGTTTGCCTGATCCGGCACAAGTCCGCCCCCGAACCGACCGAAGAACCCCAAACTCACGCTGACAAACTTTTATCGCCCGATGAGGGCAAGCCGAACGAATCTCCCGAGGAGGGAGTTGTTTCTATGGATGAGGAATTCAAGAAAGCGTTTGATGACCTCGCCGCACGGGTAGCCGCCCTTGAGGAAAAGATGGCTCCCTCCAAGGAAGAGGAAGCCGACCCCGAGGACAAGCCCGAGGCCGAGGAACCGAAAGATAAGGAGATGTCCGCCAAGCTCGACCTTTTGGTCAAGGAACTTGAGGACGCCAAGAACAAGATCAAGCTTTTGGAGAACACCGCCCGACCCGAAACCAAGGTTGTCGAGTCCAAGCCCAGGTTCGAAAGAAAGCTAGTCGGAAGAATGGATTAAAGAGGAATTGAAATGGCTGATATAGCTGCATTTGTGACCGGAACCCCCATTATGCACAATAATGGTCCGACCTTCACCTTCACGGCCAGCGGAACCATCCTGGCGGGACAGGTCGTTGCCATTGATGCGACCGGGGTATCCGATACCGTCCGTGCCGCCGTCGCCGAGACCGGGGAGTCGCCCATCGGCGTCGCCCTGATAACCGTGGCGGATGGCGAGAAAGTGAACGTTGCCCTTCCTGGGGCGATCGTGTACATGACCAACGCTGACGACACCACCGCCATCGACGCCGGGTCGTTCGTGGAAACCAACGACAACGCCGTGGGCGGATGCGTTTCCGCCGTGAACGAGGCCGCAAGCGGAGCTGCCACCGCCGTAATCCACCCGCTGGTCATTGGCAAGGCGATCGACGACATAGCCGGGGGCGGCTATGGCCGGGTAATCATATCGTATTCCCCGCTGACCCAGGCGAACTCCAACTGAAGGTGACAAGAATGGCTAACAACAACCTAGTGACCCTGTTGAAGATGCTGTCCGCTGGACCGGCTGAGAAAAAGATGCTGGCCGCCAAGCTGCCCGAGAAAATGAGGGCATACCAGGATGGCAACATCTACGAGATCGAGAATGTTAGGGAGTTCGTGCTTTCCGAGGATTTGGAGGGAGCTGGCCTGGTCCAGCTTGAGATATTCAACACCGTCCTCAAGGGAGCGGAACCCGCCAAGTGCATGAGGAACGTTTTCCCGGTCGTTCAGATGGGGACCGACACCATGCGCGTCCCGTATGGGAACGCCGAGTCCGTCGCCCCGATGAAGGCCGAGGGAGCCGAGTTCGCCGCCATGTACCAGGATTATAACTATGTGACCCTGGAGGCGGAAACCTACGGAAACTTCGTCCCGATCACCCGCGAGCTTATCGAGGACTCCAAGTTCGACATAATCGCCATCGAGCTTGAAAAGATGGGGCGGAACCTGGAGAACCAGCTTAACCAGATGGCTCTAACTGAGCTGCTGGACACCGCCGGGAACGAGCACGACACCGCCGGGAGCAACCAGGGCATAACCGCCATCATCAAGGCGAAGGCGCTCTGCGAGACTGACGGGTTCTATCCCGACGCCGTGATCCTCAGCCCCGCCGCGTGGGGTCTCACCTTCGTGGACTATAAGCCCGCCTACAACCCCGCCGCCGAGGACACCCTGCGGAACGGCGTAATGCCTCAGATAGCCGGGTTGAAGCCCTTCGTCTGCGGAGTGACCGACGCTTCCGCAACCTATACCTGGGACTACGACGCCGATGGCGAGATAGGGATGCTGGTAGTGGACTCCAAGGCCGCCGGAATAATCGGAATGAGGAAGGATATCAACGTGGTCATGCACGAGCAGCCGCTGAAGATGCTTTCCAGCCCGGTCGTATCCGCCAGGTGGGACTTCGAGGCCATCCACGCCAACGCCATCGCGAGGGTCGAGTACTAAACGCTTAACGGGGGAGCAATCCCCCCTTCAAACCTCTTAAAGGATGGGATAGGATGTTGAGCCACGGGAACACCGGAAAGGTCTTATCGAATCGTATGTCCAGCATGAGGTTGGAGTACAAGGACGAGCCGGACGGTTTTTCTGATTCCGAGAAAACGTTCCTTGATTCATCCACCGTCCAACACGCTGGCGTGGCTCACGATGAAAATTGGCTCATAGACACCGAAACCGTGGAATGGCTAGAATCATCCGGTCCGGTGCTGGTTGACGTTCGCAAGGCGGACGTTCTCAAGGATTCAATGAGGGATTAATATGGCTATTTCACAATTATGTGGGGGAAAGATAGGCGGGGGCGAGTTCGATACCGCCGGTTCGTTCATTCAAGGCGCTTATTCCATCACGCATGAGAACCCTGAAAAAAGGCTCATCGCACCCATGATAAACCCCATCGTGAGGAATCCTAAGAGATCGCCGTTCTTTAATAACCGATTCACAAGGAACATCGAAATAGAGGTAATCTAAATGGAAGAAATGGTAATGTTAGGACTTTACATCCTGGCCGCGTCCGGGGTGTCCTTGGTCGTTAGGTTTTATGACTACCCCAAGTCGGAGTTCTCATGGAGCGAAGTGGGAAAGGCGTTCATCGGTTCTCTGATCGCCGTGGCTCTCACGGTCTGGTTCATGGGCGACGCTGACATATTCAAGCCGGAAATGTTCGCCATCGTCGCCGGAGCAGGTGTCGGTGGGATGTCCGTGGTCCGTGGGATGCTGGACCGCTTCAAGAAAGCCGAATAAACACATCACCGAGGGGATGGGGGAGTTGGAACAAATGCCGTTTAACGAAATGACCGACAGGGAGCTTATAATCAGGCTATACGCCAAGATGGATAATCTGGCCGATGATGTGAACGAGATCAAGCAATCCCTGAAAGACCGCCCCTGTCCCTCCCAAATGTGCAAGGCGCACCATGATGATATTGAACGCCTGAAATATCGGAATCATATAATGGTGTGGGCGTTCGGCTCGGCTCTTACGATAATCGGTCTGGGCGCGGCTCTTTTGGCGGTGATCTAAATGGCTTATTCACTTTATACCGAACTTCAGAACCTTACGGGAACGGCGCTCAGTCAAACGATATTGGAGGCGATAATCGCTCAATCGGACCGCACCATCGACGCCAAGTTAAGAAGGGCGGGAATAACCGGGGCGGACACCAACGACCTTAAAGCCGCTTCTTTAGAGTATTCCATCGCCGGACTTCTTACCCGTTACAGATTGGATGGAACGAAGCCAGCATCCCTATCCCTTGGGGGCTTTTCCATGTCCGATAACATAGATTCGGCAATTGACGAACACCAGAAAAGGGGCGATGAGATAATGGAGTCGGTGATAAAGAGAAACCGTTCCTATCGCCAAATAGTGAGGGTCGTTAACAAATGCTGACCGAGAACGGGAGCGGGAAATACCTGAGCCGGGACTGGCAACGTAAGCGAGCGGAGGCCATGGTCGACCGAACGCGCTTCTCGGATTCCGAGCTTGCGTGGCTCGAGATCGGAGAGAACGACGGTACCGGCAAGCTCCGGAAGGAGACATACGAGGTCGAGACGCAGCCAGTCGTGTCTCGGCGCAGGCACGACGTCCGGGAAAGACCGGAATGCGGAGGCAGAGACTGATGAGGATCACGAGCTCAAATCTCAACATGGACGGTTACGCTGCGGACGTGGACCTGACCGCGGGGCAGGACTACACCACGGCAGGGACGAGCGTCCCGGTGGACGGCATAGACAAGGTACTGGTGTTCGCCAAGGGGAAGGGCGCGAACGCGTCAAGCTCCGGAACGGTGAGCATCTACATAGCGGCGTCGTACGACGGGACCACATTCGATACCGAGGGCACGGTGATCGCGCTTACGCTCAACGCCAACAGCGCGGTCCGGGCCAAGCCGGTGCTGTTCGAGTGCTCTGGGTGCAAGGCGCTCAAGATCATACGGATGGTCAACGGCGATGCCACGTACGCGGTCGATGACGTGAACGTGCGGTTCGTGAGTCAGGGGTGATGCCGCGTCCTACTGCAGCACGGCCGAGTCGGTGAGCGCCACCGGGTCATCGTACGATACGGCGGTCCTCCAGGAGCTCATCGACCGGGCGGACCGGCAGATCAACGCTAAGCTCAACGCCGCGCGCGTGAGCGGGAGCGGGAACGCCATCAAGGAAGCATCGCTCTGCCTGTCCACCGCGATGCTGGGGGGATGACGATGCCGCTCTATACCAACGACCGGGACGGCATCATGAGGCGCGGGCTCGCCCGTGACATGGTCCGCCCGCTGAACAGCGAGCCCTGGATGGCCGGGCTGGAGTGGGACAAGACCACCGACAAGTACACCCGCCTTGGATATGCCGGTTCGCGCGATCGCTCGCCCTTCGACACCTGGCTACCGTGGGCCGGGATGCGCCGCTGCAACCTGGATGACAATGGCAAGGTCACCGCCTATCACGGCGACGCCGCCTATCGCGCTGACGGCTCGAACGGGCAGGTGATGGTCGAGATACCGGCGTTCTGGTATCGGACCGAGATATTGAGCACCGGGTACCGCTGGTGCGTCAGCCCGTGCGCGCTGCCGGGGTTTAAGCTGCATCCGGCCTTCGTCCGGCACGGCGTCATCAAGAGCCGGGTGTTCGTCGGCGCGTACAAGGCGTCCGCCTACGACGTAACCGCCTCAGCGACAGAGGTCAACACCATCACCGTCACCGCCGGGGCATCCGCCTCCGGCAACGTCACCATCACCCTGGACGGCAACCGCCCAATCACCGTGGCCGTTGTCGCCGGGGATGACGCGAACGCCGTTGCCGCCAAACTCAGGGCGGCGACATACGACTGCTCGCCGTACTCCCCGCAATCGTTCGCCGCGTCCGGAGCTGACGCCGCTTGCATACTGACCTGCTCGGTCCCTGGCCTGAAGACCACCGCCACGTTCTCCGGGGGAACCACCGGCGTCACTGCCACTGTCGCCAAGACCGTCACCGGCGCTGGAGGTTACATGCTCAACGATCCGACCGGCAGGGACAACACGGCAACCACCGGGGATAAGCTCGCTTCCGTGTCCGGCGTTAAGCCCATCAGCGGATGGAAAACATCGCTGACGCTGAACGAGGCGCGCACGCTGGCGCACAATCGCGGCGCTGGCTGGGAGGTCATCGACTTCTTGACCGCATCGGCGCTGCAACTGTTGTATCTGGTGGAGTACGCGTCATTCAACTCGCAAGCCACGCTGGGCAACGGCATCCTGAGCATCACGGACGATGGCGCTACGAACATGTCGCCCTACACCGGGCAGACCAACGCCCTGGGCAACGCGTCCGGCTCGGCCACTGGGAACACGCACTATCAGACCGGCCAGGCCGCGAACTCCGTAACATATCGGGGGGTCGAGGATTTCTTCGGTAATCTCTGGGAATGGACCGACGGCATCAACATCAAGGCGGATTACAAGCCCTGGATAGCTGACCATGGGTTCGCCAGCGATACGTTCGCCGCTCCCTATGTCGATTCAGGGCTGACGCTGTGCGCGACCAATGGCTATGTAACCGACATCGCCCTGGACGCTGATAACGACTATGGGTTCCTGGCGTCCGCTGTGGGGGGTTCGGCGTCGGCGAAGCTGTGCGATTATTATTACCGGGCGTTGGGGAACAGAGCGGCGCTGCGGGGGGGCAATTGGGCCGTTGGCACGTACGGCGGGGCCTTCTGTTGGGCTCTGTATATTGAGGCCTCGTATTCGGCTCGGGGCGTCGGCGCGCGCCTGGCTTTTGTGGGGTGAGGGAGAGAGGATGAGACGGAACAACTGACGATGAAAAAGAGGGATATAGGGTGACAAACGCAAAAGGCGAGGACCTGGAAAGATGGGATTGTTAAGTGGAACGGCAACCTGGCTCAAGCAAAGCGTTACGATATACCCATACTCCACGCTGAACGATTACGGCGAGTATTCCTGGGGAACCGGCGCGGCCACCCCATGCCGTATAGAGCAATACGATAAGCAGATAACCACCGAGGACGGACGCCAGATAATCGCCGTCGCCAAGATAACCATAGACGGGACGAACACGCCGAACATCAAGGATAAAGTGGTCTTACCGAACGGCGACGATAGGTTAATTGAGAAAATAGACAACTCCATCGGTCCAGATGGGACCAGCTACTTGAAGATAATCTATGTCTAAGAACGGCCCGGAAATAAGGGCGGAGGTCCAGCGTCTTAAGGAGGAGCAGACCAGGCTTCGAAACCTCAAGGAAGGGTTCCCCTCGGAGGTCGAGAAGGTGCTTTACCAAGAGGCGTGGTGGGTGTTGGGGAAGTCAATAAAAATAGCACCCATAGACACCGGACGTTTGAGGGCGTCGGCCAGGGTGGACCTTCCTGTCAGGGAGGGCGACAACAGGATATCCATTCGCCTTTCCTACAATACCGACTATGCCAAATGGGTCCATGAAAAGACGGACGGGTTCGGCGGGCCGGTGAACTACAGAGCACCCGGCACTCAATCGATGTTCCTCATAAACCCCCTCATAGAGAACATCACTGAAATGGAGGATCGGATTACCGTGCGCCTCAAAAAGTTGGTGAAAGACAATGTTGGCTAAGGACATAGCGGAGTATCTTGAGGACGCCACCATCGGAACCGTCGGTTCGTCCATATTCGTGGGCATGATGCCCGACACGGCCAATAATGTGATTGCCGTTTACGAGTACGGCGGGAACCCCCCCGAGGTGGTGGGCGACATAGAGAATCCGAGGCTCACCATACGCGTTAGGAATTCCACCTATGCCAACGGACTCGCCAAGGCCAGGGACGTACTGAACGCCCTGCACACCGTGAATAACACCACCATAGAGGGGCACTCGTATCTTTACATAAGGGCGGTGGGATCGGTGAACTCCTTGGGGAGGGACGCAAAGGACCGATACACGTTCTCGCTGGATTTCATCGTATCTAAGTTAATGGAGACCTCATAATGGCAATACAATCCTTTACTGGCTACAAATTATTCGTTCATGGATACGACCGTTCCGGGGATTTCAACAAGATAAACCTCGATTACTCGGCTGACGAACTGGATTCTACGAGCATCGGGGACACCTCCAAGGAGTTCATAGCCGGACTGAAAACGGTCAAGTTCGATGGGGAAATCTTCACATCCCATGGGGGCGGGGAGGTTGAGACCACATCCAACGCCAACTTCGCCGTGGCCGACAAGGTGATAACGGTCTATCCGGGAAACACCGCTGGAAACGTTGGATACGCCTTTAGGAGCGTTCAACTGACCCAATCCCCCCAGATGGTAATTGGTGATATTGCGAGATTCACCATATCCGCCAGTTCGTCCGGCTCCGCCCTTATCCGGGTGACGGACATGGAAGCGTTGGCCACCAAAACCTCAACGGGAACGGGAACGGCTCGGCAATTGGGGGCGGTGTCCGCTGCTCAAACGCTCTATTCGTTCCTTCATGTCATAAGCGCGTCATCGGGCGACACCCTGGACGTTACCATCGAATCGGACAATGCCGAGGGGTTCAGCTCGGCGACCACTCAGATAACGCACACACAATTTAACGCCATAGGCGCGGAATACAAGACCAAGGCGGGAGCGATAACCGACGATTGGTATAGAGTAAAATGGACCATCGCCGGGACCGACCCCTCTTTCACTTTTAACGTTGGAGTAGGAATCTTATAAGGAGAAATGAAACATGGCTGTATATTGCATAGCTACGCCCCAGATAACCATAAACACGGTGGACCTTTCGGACCACCTGAAAGATGTCAGCCTCACCTACGAGGCGGACGAGATCGAGACCACTTCTTCCGGGGACACCAGCAAGGAATTTATCGCCGGACTCAAGAGCTGGAAGGTCGATGCCACGCTTCAGCAGGATTATGCCGCATCCGAGGTCGACGCCACGCTCTTTCCGCTGGTAGGAGCTGCCCCCTTCGCGGTCATCCTGAAGCCCACCAGCGCGGCCACGGCAGCCACTAACCCCAAGTTCACCGGGAATTGTATCCTGACCTCCTATCCCCCCATGTCCGGGGCGGTGGGGGAACTCGCAACCGTCAAGATAACCATGCGCGGAAGCGGTGCGCTGACCAGGGCCACCTCCGACTAAAGGTGAACCATGCCCGAACTTACCACCTTCGACATACATAAGCTGGCCGATATAGACGTTCAGGAAAAGGAGATAGGCGGGTTGGGAATCGTCCGATTCGGGCGGCTGACCATGAAGGACCTGGCCGACGTGAAGCGCATTGACGACGAGATCGAGCAATCGTATGTCCTTCTTCACCGAATGCTAGTCAAGGCCAACCCCGGGCTTACGGTCGAAGAGATCGGGAAATGGGAACCGTCGGTATTCGCTCAGATTTTCCAGGCAGTGGTGAATATTTCGGATTTTCGGGAACCGAAGTGAGAAAGTGGGTGTGGGTGTCGGATGAGGCGCAGACGCTATGGGTGGTCTGCCACGAATTCGGCATCACGCCCTCCCAGGTAATGACCATGCCAGTGGACGAATACGCCTTCATGCTAAGCGGGCTGGAATGGTGGAAGACGAAAGAGAAGGAAGCAATAGAACATGCCAGACATTGAGTTCCGTTTAACGGCGGTGGACGAGGCCACGCCGGTAATAGAGCGCACCAGGCAAACCCTCGAAAAGTTCAACAAGACGTATAGCGCACCGATGGGCGGCGGTTCCAGTGCATCTGGTTCATCGGGCGGGATGTCTGGAATCCTGGGCAAAGGCGGGATAGGGAACCTTGCCGGTCTGACCATCATAGGACAGGGCATCCTTCAGGTGCTCCAGAAGACGTACGCGGTGCTGGCCGAGGCGTCGCCTTATCTGGCGTCGGTGTCCCAGCAGTTCAAGACCGCCGCGGACATCTACCTGAGGCCCATGGGGGATTCGATAGCCAGGCTGCTCCAGCCCTCCAGCGAGGAGTGGCTGGAACTGTCTGAGGCAAGGTCTGAGCTGTTCGCACAGATGGAGGAGGACTACGGCCCGGTGGCGGTCATACTGGCTACCCTGGCCACCGCCCTGGGCGACGCCTGGACCGCCGTGCTGGAGTTCCAATGGGGGATGCTGAACGCCCTGTCCAGCATTGTCATGTGGCCCATCGACAAACTGGGGGACATGCTCGGGGTGGACCTCCCCGGCTCCTTGGACGAGCTGCTGGAAAAGCTGTTCGGCATCACCGGCGGGTTCGACGGCATCAAGAAGGCCGTGATGGAGGACCTTCCCGAGAAGCTGGGCGAAGCTTGGGACGGCATGGCGAAGTGGTTCGAGAGCGGCATCGCCGAGATCGGGGAGGCCATCGGGGGCTTCGGGACGTGGCTGTGGAACAGCATCACCGGGGCCATCGGGAACATAGCCGAGGCCGTGAGCGGGTTCGGGAGCTGGATATGGAGCG